CTCTCCTCAGTTGTTGCCGCGGCAACAAAAACCGGGCCGCGGCTTCCGGTCGAAATCGGGAAAATCAGAGAGTCCGCGCGCGCGCACGGAAGGTCAGTACCCCCATTGCACACGCAGCGAAGCCGGTTACGGCCGCGCTTACGTTCACGGCGCACAGCATGAGCATCACCGGCGCGCAGACGATCGACAGCACCACCAATAAGGTGTAGATGAATTTCACGGCTCTCTCCAAAGTTGTTGCCGCGGCAACAAGTCGCGACGCGGCTCCGAATTCAGATTCGGATTCGGATTCGATTCAGGTTCAGGCTCGGGCAGGCTTGCTCAGGCACGTTGAGCGCACCTGGCCCGCCCACTGTCCCCGACACCCCCACGCACAGCATAGGCGCCCCCGACATCCACAGTGTCGGGGGCGCCCGCTCTCGCCTCAGTTACTTCGCGCGCGCGCCGGCCGGTAGCAGCCAAACGCATCGCGCACCACGACGCGGTACGCGTGTTCCATGCCGCGGCAGCGGTTCAGCGCGCCCATGAACGTCTTGGGCTGATCGGGCGCCTTCACCGTCAACCACGTGCCGCTCGGGTGGCGCCACTCAAGGAACCAGTCGCGCTGCGCCTTGGGCTTTGCGCCCGCCTCTTTCGTGTAGATCGTGGCGAACGCGATTCTCCCAAAGGCCCTGACACCGCCTTTCTTCCCGTGGCGCGCTTCGAACCCTGCGCGCGCACCTGCCGCTTTTTCGTGCTGCTCGTGGTGCATGATGCCTCTCCTCAGTTATTTGTTGCCGTGGCAACAAAATCCTCGGCGTGGGTGTCGGTGTCGGGGCGGACTAAGTAGCCCCTGACACCGGCATCGTTTTGTTGCCGTGGCAACAAATTCTCGCTACTCGGCGAGCCGCCGCTTTCCTTTGCGCGCGCACGTGATGCGCACGACGCGCGCGCAAAAGAAAAAAGCGAAAAAAGTCAGGCCGGCTTGCGCCGGCCTGACTGTCGCCCCGCTAGGCGGCCAGTTTCGCCCGTACCGCCTCTTGCCGCGCCTTCGCGGCTGTCTCGGCCTTCGCGGCTTGCTGCTCGTCGGACGCGAGCCTATGCGCTACCTCGCGCACCTCCGACTTGAACGCGGCGCGCACGTCGCCCTTTTCCATGAGCAGCGCGAGCGCAAACTTGACTGCCGCGCCCGCGTCCGCGAATGTCAAGCCTACCGGCGCGGCTTGTTCGCCCGTGTCGCCCGTGTCGCCCGCTTCGACCTTGCCACCCGCGCGCGGCTTGCGGCTCGCCTTTTCCGCGCCTTTTGCCGCGTCAATGATCTCGGTCAAGGAAAGCCCCGGATGAATGTCAAGCCCCTTCTCGGCGGCCGCGTTGATACGCGATTTGTACGAGCGATAGGTGCCGTCCTGTGCGAGCGTAAGCGGCTTGACCTTGCCGCCGTCGGTCTCGCGCGTCAAAGGCTTGTTTGCGTAGTCGCGCAGCTGCACACCCTCGATTTCTTGCCACGTGATCCCGGCGCAGTAGCCCGTAAGGATCACTTCGAGCAGTGAGGCGCTCGCTTCCGCTGCCGCGCCAATCAGCTGGAAAATGTTTTGCGCGTGCTCGCGCACCTGCGCTGCGGCAGTAGCCTTATCGAATGCCGCGCCAATCACATTGCGCACGGGCTTGGTGGTGGTGGTTTGCTTTGCCATGTTTGCTGCTCCTCAGTTAGTGCGGCGCGGAATGCGCTGCAACGGGATCTACTCTACCCCTACCCTTGCTTATGTCAAGCACTTTCGCGCATTCATTGCGTTGTTTCGCTATGTTGGCGCAAGCATTGCCGCGCGCTGCGCGTGGCGCTGCGCTGCGCGTGGCGCTGCGCGTGGCGTGGCGCTGCGCGTGGCGCGCGCGCCGTGCTACTGGTATTTGTTGCCGTGGCAACAAATCGGCGCGCGGCTTGACGGGTACACTTTTCCGTGTTGCAGCAGCGCCGGGGGCGCCCCTCCCCCCAAAACCAGAATTTCAACTTTTTGAAACTTTTCCGATTCTGCGATATGCTCATGTCATACGATGCCGCCACCCCGGATCTGCGGGACGTGCAACAAGCGCCCGCCGAAAAAGCTCACAGCGAAGCCCCGCTGCCGCGAGTGCGCCGCCTACGTGAAGGCCCGGCGCCAGGTGAATGCCGATCGCTGTCGCCAGTGGCTGGAGAAGAACCGAGGCTATAACGCGAAGCGCCGCGAAGCCTACGCGGCCGATAGCGCCCCCGCCAAGGCGCGCGCCAGGGCCTACTACCGGGCCAACCGCAAGCTCGTCATCGAGCGCACGCTCGAGCGTAACGCGCTGCTGCGCAAGGTCGCGCCGCACATCATCGCGGGCTACATGCGCGCGCATGTCGAGCGCCACCCGCACAGAAAGCGCGCCCGCGGAGCTCGGCGGCGCGCCAAGCTCGCGCACGCGACCCCACCCTGGACGAACTACCACGCGATCGAGGACGTCTACGCGCTTGCGGACCTGATGACGCGGCTGCTGGGCTCGCCCTACCACGTCGACCACATGGTGCCCCTCACTCACCGGCGCGTCTGCGGTCTGCACGTGTCGGCGAACCTGCAGGTGATCTCGGGGGCGGAGAACTACGAGAAGGGCAACCGGCGCTGGCCGGGCATGCGCTGACATTCCGAACGAACGGGACTTGCCACCGCGCGCGTATTCCGCGACGATCGGCTCATGCGAAGCGATCGGCTGGCCTCGGTGATGCGTCGAATCGCCGCGGGAAAGCTCGATCGAGCTGCCGCGGCCGATGCGCTCGGGGTTTCCGAGCGCCACGTGAACCGCTTGATGGAGCAGTATGGTGTGAAGCGCCCGCGCGGGCAGGCCACGACGCGCAAGCTCGAGGCGCGGCTGCGGCGCGAAGCGAAGGAGCGCGCCGCGCGCGCCGTGCTTGCCGGAGCCAAGACGCCCGAGGAGGCGCGGCTCCAGACGGGCGCGTCGCTACGGACGGTCTACCGGTGGGTCGCCAGGCTGAAAAAGCGGAAAATCGCCGTTTCAAAACGAGCGAAAAAACAACAAAATGGCCCGAAAAACCAAAGAAAAACAAGGAAATAGCACAATTCCGGGTCAATTCGAGCCAGAAACACCCGAAAATGTGCCAGAAACGCCCGAAATCGTGCCAAAACGCTCGAAATCGGGCCTTTTCGACCCTGGCGCGCTAAGCCCCACCGAGGCGGCGCCCGCGGGCACCGCGGTGCCCGATGAGCTCGGCAAGCTCGACCTGAACGAGCTGCTTGCGCTAAGGGAGCGGATCGACGAGCACCTGCCGCCGCGCGCACTGTCCGAAGTGGACCTCCAGGAGGAGCTGTTGCTCCAGTACGCGCGCACAAAGGCCCTCTACGACGATGTGGTGGGCACTTCCAACGTGCCGGCCAACCAGCGCGCCCAGGTGGCGAACAGCTGCTCGTCGATTCTCGAGCAGCTGATCAAGATGCAGGGGCGCTTGTACAACGCCGAGCGCGTGAAGGCGATGGAGTCGGTGCTGATCAAGACGCTGAAGGAGTTTCCGACCGAACTGCAGGAAACATTCTTCACCCGTTACGAGGCGGCGCTCGCGGCCGCGGCGGCCTGAGCGTGGGCGCGCTCGACCTGATCTCCGCCGAGCACCTTGCGCGCGTGCGCACGGCGGTGCTGCGCGGGCATTCGCTTTCGTCGGTCGTCGAATGGATCACCGAGAACACGTACCTGCGCGGTGAGCGCTTCAGTTTCAAGGATCATGAGTTCCAGCTTGCGATCCTGCGTGACGGAGCGCGCGAGAAGGTGGTGAGGAAGTGCTCGCAGATCGGGCTTTCGGAGCTCTCGGCGCGCACCGTGCTCGCCCTTGCGAACATCCTCGACTCGAGCACCTTCATCTACACGCTGCCCACGGCGACCTTCGCCAAGACTTTCGCCAAGACGCGGCTTGACCCGATCGTGCGGACGAGCCCGGCGCTCTCCTCCGCCTTGAACGTGACGGCCGACAACACCGAGATCAAGCAGTTCGGCAATTCGTTCGTCTACGTGAAGGGCACGGTGGGCGCGAGCGCGGCGATCTCGGTGCCTGCGGACGGCGTGTTCAACGACGAGGTGGACTTCTCCGACCAGGAGGTGATGTCCAACTACCAGTCGCGCCTCACGCACTCGCCCTACAAGCTGAAGTACAAGTTCTCGACGCCGACGGTGGGCGGGTTCGGCATCTCGGCAGAGTTCGAGGCGAGCCGCCGGCACTGGAACATGGCGAAGTGCTACCACTGCGGCGAGTGGTTCGTGCCCGACTACCACAAGCACGTGAGGGTGCCCGGCTTCACGGGAGACTTGCGCGAGATCACCAAGGAGCGCCTGCCGCGGCTTGCCTACCAGGAGGCGTTCGTCGAGTGCCCGAAGTGCGGCGGCAAGCCGAGCCTTGCGCCCGAGCACCGGCAGTGGGTGGTGGAGAACCCGGACGACAACTACGAGGCGCACGGCTACCAGATCCAGCCGTTCGACGCGCCGCGGATCATCACGCCGGCGGACCTGGTGGTCTCCTCCACCAAGTATGAGCGCTACGTCGACTTCGTGAACTTCGCGCTGGGCTTGCCGGCCGAGGACAAGGAATCGACGCTCAATCGCGAGGAGATCGAGCATTGCTACGTGCCGGGCACGGCGCCCGGGTTCTTCACTCACGTGATGGGCGTGGACATGGGCATGCTCTGCCACGTGATCGTGTCGGGCGTGGACGCCCAGGGGCGCATGATGACGGTGCACACCGAGATCGTGCCGCTTGCGCGCATCCAGGAAAGGAAGGCGGAGCTCGCCGCGCAGTTCCGGGTATCGCTCACGGTGATGGACAGCCAGCCCTACACCGAGACGCTGCTGCGCCTGCAGCAGATCGATTCGAACCTCTACGGGGCGGTGTATGTGCAGTCGAAGGACCTGTCGGCGTACTCGGTCAAGAAGGTCGACGAGGAGGATGCCGAGGAGGAGGGCGAGCTCGAGCTGCGCCAGGTGAACGTGAACCGCAACAAGGCGTTCGATAGCCTCATGTACTTCATCCGCTCGGGCAGCTGGCTGGTTCTCGAGGACGAGAACAAGGCGACGCTGATTGCGCACCTGCAGGACATGAAGCGCGTCAAGGACTTCACCACCGACAAGGAAGTGACCTACGTCTGGCGCAAGTCGGCGAAGGGCAACGACCACTTTCACCACGCCCTGCTCTACTGCTGGGTCGCTGCGCAGATGCGCGGGGTGTCGTTTTCTTCAATCGCGCTGCCGAGTTACGTTGCATCGTTTCGCGTGAAACAATAGAGGGCAGGTGCTTGACCGCTTGAGGTTTTAGGGGTTCTCGGATATGCTAATGGCATATTGACCGGGAGTGCCTGATGGATTGGCTGCGTAAACACGTCGAAAGCGGCACGCCTATTCACGCGGCCTCGCAGCTGCCGCCGCCTCCGATCCCGAAGGTCAAGAACAAGCAGCAGAGCTTCCCGAGCTACATCAAGACGACGCAGCAGACGGACTCGCTGCTGCCGGTCGTCGAGAGGAACACTGCCGGCCTCGACATCACCACCTACCGGGCCGGGGCCTCGACGCAGCAGGTCATTCACGACCTGGCCTCGGTCAGCCCCGACCTTGCCGCGGCGGTCAACGCGTACCTGCGCACGGCGATCTCGGAGAAGTACACCGCGGTCGCGCGAAACACCGACGGCACCTTCAACCGAGACGCGACGCAGCTCCTGCAGCAGATCCTCACGCGCTTCAACGTGCTCGGCAATTACGATGACGGCTTCTCGGGCGTGGGCTCGATCCGGTCGGTGGCCGAGAGCCTGGGCAAAGAGCTGATGTACTACGGGGCTTGCTCGCTCGAGCTGGTGCTCGACAAGACACGGTTGCCGCGAACGCTCGCGCCCGTGTCGGTCCCGCAGATCTTCTTCTACCCGGACGGCCAGTGGTTGCGCCCGATCCAGCGGATCGGCGGCGAGCAGATCGACCTGGACATCCCGACCTTCTTCTACGTCTCGCTCGACCAGGACCTGCTTGCGGCCTACCCCTCCTCGCCGCTTGAGCCGGCGCTGCAGCCGGTGCTCTTTTCGGCCGACTTCATGAACGACCTGCGCCGGGTCGTCAAGCGCGCGATTCATCCGCGCATGAACGTGACGATCGACGAGGAGAAGTTCAGGAAGAACATCCCCGCCGAGGCGAAGCACAGCGAGCAGAAGCTGCGCGAGTACATGGACAGCCTCATCTCGCAGATCCAGGACAAGGTGAACGGGTTGAACCCCGAGGACGCGCTGGTGTTTTTCGACTCGATCGGCGTCGCGTACATGAACAACGGCAACGTCTCGCTCGATTCCGAATACAAGACGCTGTCGACCATCATGGACGCGAAGCTCGCGACCGGCGCGAAGGCCCTGCCCTCGATCCTGGGCCACGGCTCGGGCAGCCAGAACATCGCCTCGACCGAGACGATGCTGTTCATGAAGAACGCGGACGGCGCGGTGCGCGTGAAGCTGAACGAGATCTTCTCCAAGTCGCTCACCCTTGCGCTGCGGCTGTTCGGCCAGGACGTCTATGTCGAGTTCGCGTTCGCCTCGATCGAGCTGCGTCCCGAGACCGAGCTCGAGTCGTTCTACTCGATGCGCCAGTCGCGCATCCTTGAGCAGCTGTCCTTCGGCTTCATCACCGATGACGAGGCGGCGATCCTGCTGACCGGCAACGTCACCCCGGACGGCTACACGCCGCTCCAGGGCACGCAGTTCATGCAGCCGATGACTGGCACCGGGCGGCCGGACGCGGGCGCTGCCGGCGGCGGGACCGGCAACGGCTACACCAATCAGTCGACCGGCGGCGCCGGCGGCGGCGGTCCTACCGACAGGAAGCCCGCGACACCGACTGGTGTGAAGGGGCCGGCGAGGAAGCAGCCCGGCGCGCAGCTCGAAGTCGTTTCCGCGCAGTAGCTCAGCCCTCCCCGGCTTGCGGGTCGGTGCGAGTTCGCGTATGCTATTGTCATATTTTTGTCTCCCCAAGAAC